GAACCTGACGCTTTAAAAAATGATACCTCAATCAAAAAAGAACAGAATAAAAAACTAGCTCCCGCTTCAACTTACCCAGGTTTATTAGAAGTTAGAATTAGCACAGGTTTAATTGACCCAAAAACAAAAAAGAAAATACCAAGTGGTGAAACTAGAGATTACAAGTTCGTAGCTTTAGTTAATTCAACTACTTTAGTTGATTTAGGAAATCCAGAGTCATCTCCAACAGATTATCCTTGGGTAAAGATGGGTAAATTTACAGGTAGGGGAGAGACAAGTAATAAAATAAATGAACCTATAAAGCTTCCCCCAGCTATAAAATTAAGAAGCGCTGGAGTTGGACAAGATGATAATGTAAAGCCGCTCAGATATGTTGAAGTAACTAAATTATCTTGTGAGACAAATTCTGTACTATTATTAAGAAGCGTAGCATTAGCAAAAGTAACTGAGATTATACCTGTAGATTTAACTTACCCATTCTCTGCTATTATCGGAACTAAGGTAGACTCTAGAACAATAGAGGGAGTACCAAATCGAACTTTTGATTGTAAATTAAAATTAATAAAAATACCAAGTAACGCAAGTGTTCGAGCTGATGGAAGTTTAAGTTTTAGTGGATCTTGGGACGGTACATTTTCAGCAACTAAAGTAGCTTGTACGTGTCCGGCT